GATATGGGCAGTATATCCATTTATATTAGTATCATTAGTTTTATCAAGATTTGTATAGTGAAAGAAAAAATAAAAAAACTTTACGATTGGATTCTTAGTTTATTTAAAACAAGATACAAAGTTACTGTATCTTTCAACAAAGAATATGGTGACACTGACGATAAAACCTACGTGTCAAAAAAAATACTTATACAAAAAGAAAAACATCTTAAATTCAGAACTTTAGATAAAAAGTTAATAGAATATAGAAGTGCTACTGGCCTTAACTACATTATTGAGGAGGATGAATAATGCAACAAGTTTTTATAGGCATAATATTGTTTTTAGGTTTTACTACTTACTATTTATTTAATGAAAACAAAACATTAGCTGCTAATAATCTAGCATTAGAAGGTGCTATAGCAACGCAAGAAGAAGCAATAAAATCTATACAAGCAGACTTTGAATTACAAACTACACAAATGAATGAACTATCTCTAAAAAGCCAAGCAGCACAAAGAGAACTAAATAGATATACACAATTTATACAAAACTATGAACTAGCAGCTAAAATATTAGCTGATCCAACAGAAATGGAAAGGAAGATAAATAATGGCACAAAACACATCATGGAAGATATTGAGAAAATCAGCGTTGTCGTTGACGATCTTGATGATGGCTTGCAGTTGCAGTCTGCTACCGACTAAAAAAATAGAAGTAACAGCTAAACCACTAGATAGACAGATAGTGCAGCCTGTTATGCCTAGAGAAATTAATCTGCAAGAACCTATGTGGATTGTGATCACACCCGAAAACTTAGACGAACAACTAGCAATCATAGAAGAACAAGAGGGAGAGCTGGTATTTTTAGCTATGACAATACCTGATTACGAGGTTATGGCTTACAATATGCAAGAACTAAAGAGGTATATTAGTGAACTTAAAGACGTTGTTGTGTATTATAGGACAGTTACTACAACTAAAAAGGAGCAGTAATATGAAAATATCACAAGAAGGTTTATCGCTAATTAAAAAGTTTGAAGGTTGTCCAACAGATGAAGAGGGTAATGTTGTAAGTTATAGATGTGCCGCAAATGTGCCTACAATAGGTTATGGGTCAACTAAGTATAAAGGAGAGCCTGTAGAAGACGGTATGAAGATTAGTATGAATGAAGCAGAAGATTTACTTATACATGAAATGGATGAATACGAAGGCTATGTAAATCACATGGTTACAACAGATTTAAAACAATGTGAGTTTGATGCATTGGTTGCATGGGTATTTAATCTAGGTCCATCAAACTTTTCTAGTAGTACATTACTTCAAAAAATTAATAATAAAGACTGGAATGATGTTCCAAACCAAATTAAAAGATGGAACAAAGCTGGCGGAAAAGTTTTACAAGGCCTTATTAGACGCAGAGAAGCAGAAGCTTTGCTATTTGAAGGCAAAGAATGGCACGAGGTCTAATATGCCGTTGCAGAAACTTACATTTAGACCAGGTATAAATAGAGAAGGAACAGCCTACGATAATGAAGGCGGATGGTTTGATTGCAATTTAGTAAGGTTTCGTAAAGGCAGACCAGAAAAGTTTGGTGGTTGGGGTAAATTGACATCCAATACTTATCTTGGCACAGCAAGGGCTTTGCATTCGTGGATTTCTTTAGGTGGTACTAAGTTTTTGGGGTTAGGCACTACTTTAAAATACTATATAGAAGCTGGTGGTTCTTTTAATGATATTACGCCTATACGATCTACTACATCAGCAGGAGATGTCACATTTTCTGCATCAAATGGTGACGCTACAATTACGGTTGCAGATACCGCACATGGTGCAGTACAAAATGATTTTGTTACATTTTCTGGATCTGCAAGTCTTGGCGGTAACATTACTGCTGCCGTACTTAATCAAGAATATCAAATAGCAACAATAGTAAACGCTAATAGTTACACAATAGAAGCCAAAGATACATCTGGCACTACGGTTACTGCAAATGCATCTGACAGTGGTAATGGTGGATCATCTGTTGTTGGTGCTTATCAAGTAAATGTAGGTTTGGATGTTTATGTCCCTGGTACAGGTTGGGGACTAAATGGATGGGGCTCAGGTGCCTTTGGTAGCACATCTGCTTTAAGTGATACTAACCAACTTAGAATTTGGACGCACGATAACTTTGGTGAAGATTTAATAATAAATCAAAGAAATGCAGGTATTTTTAAATGGACAGAAAATAACGGCGTAAGCACTAGAGCTGTAGAATTATCTGGTATATCAGGTGCAAATTTAGTGCCTACCAAAGGTTTACAAGTAATTACCTCTGAAAAAGACAGGCATCTAATAGTTTTAGGTGCAGATCCTATATCTGGTTCTACGAGAACTGGCACTGTAGATCCTATGCTCATAGCATTTAGTGACCAAGAAAATGCTTTAGATTTTGAGCCCTTGTCAACGAACACTGCAGGTTCATTAAGGTTGTCAAGCGGCTCATCTATTATTGGTGGTGTAAAAGCACGACAAGAAATATTAGTTTGGACTGATACAGCTTTATATAGTATGCAGTTTATTGGACCGCCATTCACATTTGGAATAAATTTAATAAATGAAGGTACAGGATTAATTGGTCCTAAAGCTGCAGTCACAACCCCAAGTGGTGTTTACTGGATGAGCTACAATAATTTTTATTCATATAATGGTAGCGTACAAACTTTGCCTTGTTCAGTGCATAACTATGTATTTAACGATATTAATCTTGTTCAATCTTTTAAAATGAATGCTTTTACTATTAAAGACAAAAGTGAAGTAGGCTGGTTCTATTGCTCAAGTAGTGCAACCGAAGTAGATAGATATGTCATATACAACTATGTAGAAGGTATTTGGTTCTACGGACAGCTAACTAGAACTGCTTGGCTTGACTCTGGTATTGAAAACTACCCAAGAGCTGTAAGTGGCGGATACTTGTATCAACAAGAGCTAGGATTTAATGATGATGGTTCCCCTATGACTAATGTATTTATAGAAAGTTCTGATCTAGATATAGGAGATGGCGAACAGTTTTCATTTATAAAAAGAATCATACCAGACTATAAATTTATACAAGATGATAATAGCGGTAACGTAAATGTAGTTTTAAAAACAAGAAACTTTCCAGGCGATAGCCTTGCTACTAATTCAACAAGTGCAATAAGCTCATCTACACAACAAGCATTTGTAAGAAGCCGATCTAGGCAAATAGCATTGAGATTTGAATCTGATGATGACGCTACTAATGATGGTAATTTATCAATAGGATGGAGGCTAGGAGCTACAAGGATAGATATAAAATCTGACGGTAGAAGATGAGTAAGTTGTTACAAACACAACTACCTATAGCTAGTGATACGGTTACATCTGATGTTTTTAACAGATTAGTTAGAATACTAGAAATAAATTTAGGTGCTGTAGATCTTGATAATGTCCGACAGATAAGTGACGCAGAAAAAAATACACTAAAATTCAATGATGGCAGCATTATATGGAATACCACTGTGGGTGTATTACAAGTATATACAGGCAATCAGTGGTTAGATATTGGAGACAGAACGCTACCACAAGGCTTTGAAATGACTTCTAGTGTTGGTAAAGTTACTATAAACATAGCAGGTAGCACCACAATTAACGTATGAGCAACACAGCAGAGGAACTAAGATACAAAACTAAAAACATACTTTTAGAGCATCCTGCTGACTGGTATATAGATAAAAATACGTTTGATGCTGTATCACAATCAGTAGAACCAATAATGGAGTTCTACAAACAAGTAGGTGATACAGAAAGAAAAGACACAGAATTAGATAAAATTATTCAAGAACCTCTTAAAGATGTTTACACGGTGCCTTTCTTTTCAGAAAAGTTTTGCGAAATATTGCTTGATGAAATGAAAAATTTAGAGGCATTTCATGGGTTTCAACCCAACCCAGATGAGGATGAACTGCGTCAAATACCCGAAATAACTTTTCAAGATAATTGTCCTAAAATCTTCCATTCCTTGTTCCATACGATATATACTATAGGTAATCCTATATTTTTGAATATTTGGAATCGACACGTAAACGGTGGTGGAATACAAATAGCCAATTATAATTTAAAGGATAAAAAACAAGGTGCTTGGCATCATGATGCAAGTGCTGATATAAGTATGGTGGTTCCTTTGAACAC